GAAATGATACTGCTTGTAAACAATCCCCATGCGCCATTGCCACTGCCGCTTCGCCAAGAGCTGGAAATATTAGCTAATGAGCTAACGATGGAATAGACAGCGTCACCAGCCGTTATCGCGTTGCTTAAACTTAGGGCAACAATGAGAGTGGCCCCTGTTGGCAAAGTCGCTCCAATCGTTCCAATGTTCAGAAAATCATCACTCCCGTCAAATCGAACAGCGGGCTTCCCATTGACATCGCTTGTGATCACAGTAGGACGATAAGCGGCTTCAGTTTGCGAAGCATTGGCCCGCTGCAGCACGTCTTCCCATCGTCTCACCCCCACTCCGTCTAAAGTAATTTGACTGAATTCCGAATCAAGCCATAAAACATTGGAATCTAGCGCTGTTGGAGGAGCTAAATACAATGGCGAAAAACGAAGCGTGCCGCCACTATCTGTAAGTCTTAGATGAGTGCGATATTTAACAAAATAATCCGACCATTGTTTTGTATTTCCTGCGAAATTAAAGCCGCTAATGGTTAAACTAGGAATAGAAGCGGGACCAATTAAATATTGAGCACCAGCGTTATATCCTGATGTTGTCGTGGGAGACAAGAAACTATTAGTGGATGCCGAGAGTATGTCAAATGCAGCATTGTAATAAGCGCGATCATTATTAACAGTGGTGCCAGAAAGAGTGCCGATACCAGAATCCCCATTTTTGCTGATCTTGCCAAGCATCGCCACTAGTCCAGAGGCTGCTCCTACCGTAAGTCCACTAATCTGAGGCTCCAAAAAACTATTTAAATCTTTGCAGTTAAAATAATCCCCTTCGGTTACACCAGCAGCGCTAGTGCCTACCAATAAGGCCAGGTCACGCCTATCAATGTCTAAATTGTCCCAACAATCATCCCTATCTTCAACTTCTGCTAAATTCCTAGAAGCGCGAAAACCAAACTGTTGCGTCATGATTGTCCCGCCTTCAAATAGTAAATATAGTTGCCGTCCCTTACGGGAATAGCCACTTCTGGCTCTGCTACTGTGCCAATGCTAAGAGCATTTTGAACTGTAAAGCCGCTAGAAACAATTACATTATCTAACAAAATAGAAGTGGACGCAGTATTACCAGAAAAGGGCGCAGTGGCAAGAGATTGTACCGCCACTCCATTAATTTGTAAATTTTGTACTGCTAAGTTGCCATTAAGCGAATAATCTCCAACAGAAGATGGAGATGCACGCAACAGCGCATTATTTTGAAGGACAATACCAGATGCCACTTGCTGACTAACTGTATTGAGCCTTATTTGTACATTACTTGTAAGACCACGCAAAAGCAAAAGGTCCCTTGCGCTAACCCTGCTGATGCCAGTAATTGCAAGAATGTCCGCACCCTTAACGACAACTCCACTAGTCGTTACATTGTTAAAGGTGTAACTAATGCTTGCGCCTAAATTATCCCAGGTTGATTCTGCGCTGCTAACATCAGAAAGATTTTGTGCTGCTACAAGTCCAACAAAGGCCATTACTGTTCCTCCCAGTTAAGACTTGCACTGGCCTCTCCTGATGCAGTGCGAGCAGTGGCAACAACAAAAAGTGCGCCTGTGCTTTCAATGCTTCCAGGGCTGCCTGTTATAAACATTTTATCGGGGCCAAACAATGAACTGAGGTCAAACGAACGACTTTCACCACTTCCTATAAAGTAAGTTGCAACGCGCTGACCTCCTCTCAGCACACGCAATCCCTGCTTGTCTACTAATACTGCGCTCAATGGATCGGCAAGACTATCAACAAATTTATTCGCCACATAATCAGTGCCGCCTGCAGCCGTCGCATTTTCAGTAAAGCCACTGCTTAATGGCCAAGACGTTTGGGCCTGCGTAGAGCCGCTGCCAGGATAGAGTCGCACTGCTAATGGCTGCTGCGCCAACACCACGTCTGATACCACGGCATCAGCATGAGCTTCTAACACCAAGCGAATAGGCCATGGCGAATTGCCCGAAATGGTAATTGAACGTCCTGCGGCGCTAATAGTAGTGGTGCCACTTGTTGGAAAAGTGATGGCAAAATCTGTGGCTTGATTGCAGCCAACCGAACTTGGAAATCTAGCTTCTCCCACCACCTGACCAATACGGTTAAATTGAAGCGCCGGATAATCAGAAGCCACCCATAACACAGGGTCTGACGATGGGTCGTAGGTAAGTCCTGATGCATTAGGCAGCAAGCCAATGCGTGCGTAGCCACTGTCAAACCGTCTAAAAATTGTGCCTTGCGTTACGCCACTATCAACAAATCCACTGCTAACGACATAGTTATTCATCCGACCAAGAGTAATGCTTGTAATCCCTCCGGGAAGCCCTCTATCGGTCGTAATGCGAGTGAGATCATCAGACAGCGAAGTTACATGAGTGGCGAGAATACCTGCCCCTACCACTTTCACTCGTCTGCCGCTTCTGTAGTCAACAGACCCGCCTAGTTCATTCCTAATGTCAGGAAAAAATTGTCCCGATGGCGTGGTAAGTGTATTGGCGTTTGTCCGAATTACGGTAATTCCAGAGGCCGCATTTGCCGTTAGCGACGTGCCGTTGCCATAGAAATAACTTTCTCCGCCGCATATGCCATTTTCTTGAAAAACCAAATCAAAGCGCGTAGCAGTTGTTGCAAACACTGATAAATTAGCTGGAAACACCGATTTCTTATTTGCCACTCCATTAATGGTGCTCTTTACTTGCAAGCCAAGAATGCTTTTAGGCGTGCTGTTGATTGGCTTCAAAGCATCAAGGCCTACGGCTCCAGTGGTAACAGTGCCTTTGTCGCCGCCATCAATGTAAACACTGCTGCCATATAAATTGATGAAGGCAGGAGAAGTGGCACCTGCAGTGGTACGAGCCTCTACAAAAAGTTTTAAGAATGGATTGCGAAGACTAGGGAAGATGAATTGGTTTTCTGCAAAGAAATAATGCAACGCCACCCATCGAGCTTCGTCATGGTCAATTGGCACATAAGCTAAGAAACGGGCGCCAACGGCACCATACCAGCTAAATTCAATTTTAAACATTGTCACGCGAGACAAGTCTAAGTTCCAGCCAGTATTGCCTTTATTGGGTTGAATAGGATCGCCATTCCAATCGTCACGACCAATCTTTGCCGTGCCTAAGTCAGGCGAAGTGCGCACCACATACAAGTCACCGCCTTTATCAAGTTGAAAGAAATAACCATCTCCCACGTTATTTCTACACCCCCATCGCACTATCTCCCCTTCGTAATCACTGCCAGTTGACATTCTCACACCAAATGTAAAAGCAGTAACTCGTCCTGGTTGATAACGAAAAGCACGCTTACTTTCCCAAAACGCAGTCATCGTGCCATCACTGCGACCGCCAGGAAACCGTCCTGTGTTGTCATCCACTAAATAAGTAAAGCTCAATGGTGGCGGAAAAGCATAGGCTTGAATGGCGCTTTCTGCTTGAATGTGCCTCCAAAAATAGCCGTAGTCGTCAGCAAATGTCCAGTCAGTGGGATCTTGTGCATAGGCATAGCCAGCCGAAACTGGTCCAGAGTAAAACTCCTTATCATTAATACCATAAATATTCACTGCATCAAAAAGACCTAAAGCAGTTTCGCTGCGAGGAATTCCAAGCAAGCTAACTTCTACTTCGCTTTGACTATTATTAACAACATTTACGGGTACATCTGATTCCGTAGAGTTTGTCACCGTAACAGGCGTCAACCCTTCATCTTCAACAAGAACCAAAGTGCCTTTGGCATCTCCAGTGAGCACTTCTTGATCTAGCGGATCAATTAATGAATCGCCCGTCAGGAAATCAATTAATTCTGCATCAATAAGATCACTGCCTGCGGGTTGAGCATCATCAGGCACTTGATAATATTCAGAAAAGCTTGTCATAGGTGCCTACACTTGCTCTTCCCATGTTAGGGAAGCGCTCATGTTTACACTTGTTCCAATGCCCTGAGCAAATACATAAAGAGTGTCACCAGTTACTGCTGTCAATGGATAGGAAAGATAGTCTTTGTTATAGCCAAAATACGGAGCTAAGTCAATATCAATACCGCCATCGCCAACAAAGAATGTTGCTACATTGGTGCCGCCAGTTAACGAAACCACCCCGCTTGTGGTGGTGAAATTTACTGGACTCAGAGTGCCAGCAGAGGAAAATGATGGGGTGCCAGAAACGGCTGTTGGCCCTTTAATTAATTTAACGACTGCTCTTCCACTGCTCCCCACCCCTAGACGGGTGGGATACACTTGCATGCGATTACGAATGGAGTTGATATTTTCCTTCACTTGCAAGCCAATAAGCATTGTGCCGCTAGTGGTTACAGTGCGATCAGCGGCATTGCTTTCAGAACGAGCAGTGACTGTACCTTTATCGCCACCATCAATGTAATACGATGCGCCATATTTGTACAACGCACATTCGTTGGCACTTGTAGCCTTCTGTGCAAGGTAGGAGATGGGAAGCGTAGGGTTGGCAAGACTAGGACTCGTGAGCTGGTTAGAGGCCCGTATATGGTGCATCCGCGCCCATCGGGCCTCCCCTGTAGTAGTAGCATCAGGAACGTAAGCTAAAAAGTGGCCGCCTACGGCACCGTACCAGCTATATTCAATCTTGAACATTGTTACTTTTGAAAAGTCAATGTCCCAAATGCTTGTATCGGTGACAACATCTCCATTAATATCAATTACCGAACTGCCATTGGTGTAAGAAACTGTTGGATTAGAAGCAGTGCCCCCAATGGAAAGAGTAAATGAATTGCGTCCTGGAGTTTTATCTGCGTAATATTGAGCCTTGGTTTCGCCATCAAGGCGATCATGGCTGAAGTATTTGCGCGGCACTCGATATTCGTAGGTGTAGCGATAAGGCGTTTCTACAGAAATAAATGAACCCGAAACGCTTGTTGTACCATCAGAAGAAGCAATACTTCCAATGTTCACCCCTCCTGATCCCCTTACACTGCGATCAAACAAACCAGCGTGAATATAAGTAAGACCAGCGCGAACAATTACCAAATCAGTGCCAGCATTGCCAATATCTCCATCTGCAACATTAGGAGTGCGAATGCCAGGCTCATTGCTTTCAAAAGCACTGGTGCGCCTTACGCAATAGCAATTAAATTCTTTGCTTGCAGAATCCGTTTGCCCACCACCTTGCACTTCAACGTAATAACCATCACGCTTATCAAAAGCACCAAATTTTTTGATGTCAGTGGAATCATTAGAAGTGGTGGTCCTTACGCCAAATGTAGCGGCGCTGACTCGTCCTGGTTGGTAACGAAAGAAACGCCTGCTACTTAAAATTTGATAGTTATTAGTATTCGCTGTGCCAAGGACTACTTTCGCTGCGCTTTCATTGGGAATGTGTGTGGTGGCACCGCCACCTTCGCTTGCCCATTCATTTGGGTTGATGTCATAAGTGGTAACATCAGCAAAAATGCCAAGTGCTACTTCAGCGCGGGGCACTCCAAGCAAACTCAAGCTAACTTCACTAATTTGCTGATTCGCCACTTCCACTGGTACTGGCGTCTGGTCAGAAGCAATTACCACTGGCAGACTGACTGCCATTGTTTGCTGACCAGGAGGAATTGGCGCTGTACGTCCTACCGTGACAACTGCTACGCCTTCTTTCAACTCAGCCATAGTTCCTCAAGGAAAACAATTGGAGAAAGTGGTGCCAACAAAAATACTACCAGCCGCCACTGTGTCTTGTCTTAGTCTATAAACACTTCCTCCAATAGCGGCGTTAGTAACGCCAGAAAGAGAAGCAATGGTAAAAGTATAAGGAGAAGCGTAACTGATGCCAGTTAAATTACTGTAAATACGAGCACTAGTGCCATTGTAATTTATGCCGCTAGTCGTGGTGCCACTAAATACTGCTCGCTCAGTGGCGCCCAGTCCGTGGTTGGTTTGTGCAATAAAAGTGCCGCCACTAACACTTACAAGGTCTGCAACATATTCCTGTTTTTCAATGCGAATGTCCCAAGTCAATGGAGAAGCCGACAAAGAATCGTTGGAATTTTCAATGGTATAAGCAGTGGGAAAGAAAGCTTGACTGATATTGGCGGGACCAGCATCAGCGGCGGCATCCCAAATTAATGCTGTTTGCGCTGAAGTGAGCCAAAGTCTCACCTGACCATTACGAAGTGGTTCTTGTTCTTCAATGTTAAAAGAAGTGACTAGATCAGCAGTCGTAGCGCCTGTGCGTTTCCAAATGGCCGCGCAAACTTGGACATCTCCTAAGTTAAAAGGCTCACCATCTTCATCTTGTAGCAAAAAGCTAACGCCATCAAAATAATCCCTGCGTAATAGCCGCAAGTCAATTTGAGGGGCCAAACTTGTAGCAACAAATACGCTCATGTGAGAATTTCGCGGTAAGAAAGCATGACGGTGTAATTAGTGGTTCCGCTGACTACAGCATTTAATTTCTCGCTGGTATTACTTTCAAATAATCCAAGGACGTTGTTTTGTGTCAAATTACCATTGTCACTAATGTGAAAAGGAGGCGTCTTGTCAGTGCTGCCACCACTTTGTAGCTTTACAGTGCAGCCAGAGAGGGAAGTAATAGTAAGCGCCATCACTCGCAGTTTGCTGCCACTCACAGCAGTCACTACGTCCACGTTGCCACTGGCAGAAACAAATGCGCTTTTCATCGCATTTGTCGTCAAGTCGTTTTGCACCGCATACGGATCACCGTCCGTTCCTGTGCCGGTGGCTTTTACATAGGCAATATTGCCAGCAGCATCAAGACCGAAAAGATTTGCCATGTCAAATTACAAGAAACAAAAGACGTTGATTTGGAACAATGCTTCCGTTCGCCAATCTAACATCCTGCGACAGCGTGAAATCAAAGACCAGGGGGCTAGATTGAGTGACCGTACTATAGGAATAAGCAGAACGCCGACCATTAACTCCAATTGTAGCAATTCTAATGCGGTAAAGACTTTCGCCTACATACACATCAGAAGGGAATTGAATGTAACTGACATTGGTTTCGCCCACCCTTTTCCACTGCATATCTAACATGTCCAAATAGTCCACTTCAAATCCTTTAATCAGTGGATTATTTTGAATAGTGTTCCAGCAAATTGCTGGATTGATAACATTTAAAATGGAATAGGCCGAATATTGAGGAAAATCCCAGCTTGCTTCGTAGTTAGCCATTACACAATAGCTCCAACATTAATGGAGGATGTTTGCACTCGCGGAAGACCCAGCCCTTGAACAGTCGAATTAATACTTTGCTGTAAAAACGTGCTTTCGTCTGTTTCAGTGAATTTGCTCTCATCGTAAAGCGTGGCAAGCACGGTCAACATTCCTTCGTCTTCGTTGACAGCTATGACTCTAAATAATCTCACGCTGTCCGAATTTTCCTGTAACACCCATGGAGCACCAGTCACTGCTTCTACGCTCAATGGCGTCACAAATGGAATGTTGCTAGTGTCGCCAGACAGCACGGGCAGAGGTTTGGTTTCTACCACCCCACTTGCATTCATCACGGAAAGTTCATAGACGGAAGACGAAGAAAAAGTGAAAGGGGAGTCAATGGTAACTCCAGAAACTGTAGATGCAATCACCCTCCCCCCATAGCGCTTCCCTCCCTTTGATGGATCTGCAATGCCAATAATTTCGCCTGGCAAGACAAAATTTCCCTCGGCTCCCAGCTTGAAAGTTACCGTTTCAGTTTCAAGCTGATCAGTCAGTAAGAGCCACCTTCCTAATCTTTGCGCCTGCCCTTGCGAAGTTGTCCCAAAAGCTCTCACTTCCTTTTCGTGATAGCCGTAGCGCAATAATCCAGCTCTATCTTCTACATATTCAATTTTAGTTTTATAGCGATCTTTGGGGTCATTCCAGCTTACTAGCGCCACTGTTTTGCGAGCCTTTCGTGCAGTGCCTTCATACAAGAAAGGAGGTTCCGTCGTGCGACCGTCGTCTTCTGTTTTCTGATAGACGTTGGCAGGGGAATAAACCTTCGTAATAGATTTTGGCTTGTCTTGAACGGCAACAATAACGCCTTCGCTGAAATAAAGCATTCCACGGAAAGATGCAGCCAGTGCATTTAGCACTTCATAAGCCTCTCCACGGTCGTTGATATAACCATTAAAAGTCAGTCGTGGCTCCATGCCGCCTTTGCCGTCCGAAACCAGCTCATCACAGTATTGGGCGATGGCAAAAAGGCTATAGCGATCAAGATTTGCTTCGGCAATAAATTGGCCGCACCCATAGCGCGTATTTGTCATCAAATCGTAAAAAATCCAGGCAGGATTATCAGTCCAATCAGTCTTAAAAGTGCCGTTCCAAATGCCCGAATATGTGCGAGTGTATGGATCGTAATTAGTGGGAATTTTAACCTTAATACCAAGAAGCTCTACTGCAATTTTTGGCACAGCAGTAAAATTTTCGGCGCCAACTTTAAGGCCAAGAAGGGCCGTATTAGGGTAACGATAGGCTTGATCATAAATTCCAATAATGGCCCTCCATAAAAGATCATTTTGAAGCTTAACGCTATCTGAGTCCGCTGTTTCTCTTGATAATGTAATTAACCATGGGCCAGAGCCAGAAAGTTTATATTCATATTCGTAATCAAATGGACCAGAACTTTTACCTTCAATTGTTTGAAGTTCATTAACAATTAATGATCCACCTTCGGGTCTAATTTGAATGCGAAATTGTACTGAAGTGCCCCTGCTGTTTCCCTTATCGTCGGTACTGGTAAGAGCCGCTACTCCTACTCTTAAGCGAATTCGATTGAAGTCTGCAGATGTAGTCACGCGAGTTGTTGCGCCCGCCGCTTGCGTCAAACGAGTGCCCACTGCCTGTTCAACTCGTACATCGTCAAAACCTGGCATTGCAGACTGGTCTTGCGTGCCCACGCGATAGTCAACCACTAACGAATTAATGGATTGAGTTTGACGAGTGGTTTGAGGACTTGGATTGTCTACATATGTCGTGCGACTAAAGGACGTGCCAGGATTCGCCTTGCCAGTGGCTATTCCACCCTTACCTGTTGCAACTTCATTGCTAAAAGTAGTAATTTGTTCTATTTCAAAATTGTATTCACCTAGCGCATTTTTAATTGGCACATCATCTAAAAAGATTTTCTTAAGTGGATCTTCGGTGTCCAAAAAACCCTTAACTTCTCCTTCAGAAAGGATGGAGACAGTTGACGATTGAGCGCGGCTTTTTAGCGTGTCAGGGCTTTCTTTGCCGCCGCCGCCACCACCAGCGCCTTGGATGGCAACAGACCATCCACCTTCAGTCATCTCATAATGTTCCATTACGCGGGCACCTGATAAGTGGTCACAGACGAAGAAACGAGGGCTGGGGACGTGGCCAAATAACGGCCATAAACCAATGGCACTGGAGTGCCTTGTACGCTAGTTTCTGCGGCCTGGTCAAACAGAAAGCTTTCCTCTCTTCCTCCATCCTTTGGCGTGGGCGTTAGCAGCTCCGCAATGCCAGTAAATAGCAGCGTTGCGCCAAGCTTGAAAAGAATCATGCTTCCTGCCGCCGTGAAGGCAGGTACTGCAGCGGCTGTACTAGTAGCCGCCAGTCCTCCCACGCCAGCAAAAGCCCCTGCACCAAAGCTCACAAAAGACAATGCAATGAGGCCAATGCCAAGTAAAATCTTGCCAGTAGCGCCCCCTCCCATCACCATTGGAGCAATAATTAACCTTTTGCAAGGCATCACAGCATTCTCATAAGCCATTCCCTCAGGATCGTCGTCTACCAGCTTAAAAGCCACGTTTTTTTCATGAGCCTCACATAGATATTGCTTGAATCCTGCTAATTGATTAGACAATGCAGAAATGACATCACGAGGACTGTCTGCTACAAATTCGTAGTGACGACCAAATTTTTGGCCGAGATCCCCTAGTAGTTTTACTTGTATCAACATGTCACAGTAGTTCCTTATGCCGCAGCACCTTGTTGGTATGCTTTGCCCAATACCCACCATAAACGTTCTCTTCAGAAAAACGATCTAAAAGATGATGGTAAAAAATATTACGAGAGGGATTGACGAGAACACCCGTGTGATTTGGAAAAGGAGACTGTAACTGCATTAAAAGCATGTCTCCTTTTCTTTCTGCGTCATCCACTTCCACAAAGCCTTGATCCTTTACATTTTTTTCAAACATGCGCCATTCTGGACTGGTCCATTCAAACTCTGCGCCACGATCATAATCTGCAAGTTCAATATTAAACTCGCGCTTATAAAAATCTCTAAATAGCGAATAGCAATCATAAATGCCATACACCCATGGCCTCCCTAAGAACGGAGCGCTTCCAGAAGGATCGGCATACGACCATTCACTTGTTCCTAGGCAGAACATTACCCATGGCGTTTGCGAAACCTTGCAACTCTTTACGTCTTCAAAACTGAACTTTGATTGCTTGTCAATATGCGAATGAAATATTGCTTGGATGCGCCCTTTCTTTTCAATTCGAGCATAGTCTTTTGCTGCAATAGCAAAAAACTGGGAGGGCGATGGATGAGTATTTTTACAAGGCCAATATTTGTTTGCAGCAATAATCCCGCAAACTTCCTGCCCTGGCAATGACATTGCATGTTCGCGCATTGCTGGCTTTAATGCCGCAAAGGGAAAAAACGGGCCAGAAGAGGTGGGCATTATTTTTGTAGAGACGCGCCTGGAAAGCCTCCAAATGGCAAGGCTTGACGGGGAAACCTAAGTTTACAGCTAGAAGTTCGCTTGCCACAAACGTCTAGTTGCCAAACGGGGTCATCCTCTGGTAGTGCGGCTAATGCAGCATTGTAATTATTTACTGCCGTATCATAAGCGGCTTGTGCTGCAGACAATGCCGCCTCTGCACTGTTGTAAGCAGCAGTAGCGTTAGTACATCTTGTTGAACTAAAACCCCAGGTTTCAAGCTCGTACCTTCTTTGCCCATTGACGATAGTTCTCTGTTGTCCCGCCCTGACAGAACTTGTTAACGCAACGGGAGTTCCATTTCGGAATGCTCTATTGCCTTCTACAAAAGTGCCAAGAATAGTATCAAAAATAGAACCAAGAAATGAAAAGGAATTACACGCCCGCTCTTTGTCTTCAAAAGCTTTATTGCGATTTCTTTTTGTAATTTCTAATTCAGCGTAACGCCTTTCTTTAACAGAAAAAGTATTCATAAGATTGGTGGCAGCAGCGGATAATCCACTTGTGCTTAACATGACATCTCTGTCCGTAAACAATGGGGCGCCCGTATAACCACATTCACTACTTCTGTAGCGCCATAGACATAAATTTTGAGCAATAATACGACGAGGAATTTTTAGACCTTCTAAGTCCAAAATACTTGCAAGTTCCCAAGTAATAGTTAATGCATTTTCCTGGGATTTTCTTTCAATGTAATAAATATCAATTGGCAGTTCTTGAAGAGGATCGGCTCCTGGTTCTCCATCTAAATATTTACCAAGAGTGCGGCGCCTGGTTACTTTGGCACCCACCATGTCTTCGTAATTTTTAATAAGCTCACTAAAAGTGCCCAGCACATTGGCCACCGTTAAAGACGGTTGCTCAATTTGCCCTGAAGTGCTTTTTTCGTAGCCAGTAGCAATAATGGGCAATGGCTCATAAATATTCCCTTTCCATTGAATTTTTGTGTCATCAGGCTTGAGTTGATTTGAAAAATAATAAACGTCGTTACTATCGCCAGTGATAGGCGAAAGGTCCACGTCAAATAATTCAACGATGGCATCGTGCCACCCCTGTTGCACATCAATTTCTAAGCTCATGATGGTTATGAACGAGGGTCGTAAATTCGCTTCACTGCAAAGCTTAAAATATTGCTATTGGGTCCAACGACTCGCCACTCCCACTCTGGGGGATCTAAACGATATTTGTATTTTTGGTCATCCATGAAAAACTGTGAATAAAAGAAATCACCCTGCAGTGAGCTTAGTTGAGAATCAAGAGCAATGGCAGTGGAATCAGTGATTGGTGCAGTTTCAATGGTATAACTGCGCATTTCATTGTTAATGCCATCGGGACTGACTTGCTCATAGCCATCTCCAAATTGCACTTTTTTAATGCGCGTTCCTTTGCGGGCCGTGAGGCCATATAGACAAGGAATGGCAAATGTTGGTTGTGTCATAGTTTAACGCCTGCCACTGGAGAGGATTCCGCCAGGACGCAATTCACTGACCAGCACCTGTTTAACGGCGCCTTCAATTTTACGCCCCAGTTCGGAGCCATTGCTGTTGCCATTGCCTTGCATCTGCCCATTATTAATGTTAACAACAATATTACTGGTCACTTCTCCTCCCACGCCGCCAGCCACGCCTCCGAGGTCCACAGGGATGCTCTTGCCGTCGGGGAGGGGGACAATAGCCTCGTTGTAACGACCTTCGCCTACAAGGCCCATAGTAGGGCCCGTGACCATGCCTCCGTTGGCGAATGCTCGGAAGCCTCCAGTGGCAATGCCCCCATCGGCAAATTGCAGATTGGTGTTGAATGCTGCTCCCCATCCTGCTGCGCTGGTATCTATGGCGGAAGAAGTGCCTGCACTAAAACCACTGCTAAGGCCTCCACCAATGCCTCCTGCAACAGCGCCCAGTCCAGGCAGGGCAGCGTTAAAGATAGACTGGAATCCTTTAAGTAATTGAGCCTTTAACCACTCCGCAATCATTTGCGCCACCATGTCAGCAAAGGAATCGGCGATGCTTTGGAACAATCCAGCAAGAGCTTCTCGCACGGAAGATGTTCCAGTGATGATTCCCTTAAAAGCTTCGCCAAAAGCATTGCCGATCGTAGAGGCAATGCTTTGAAGATCTTCCTTGGCCTTTTGAGCAGCGTTTACCTGCTCTTGTAACAATGCTTGTTCTTCTACGGCAGCAGGACTAAGGAATGGATTTTCTTGGCGAATTTTTTCGCGCAATTCAAGGCCAGGATCAAGAGTTTGCGCAAGGGTTAGCTGGCCACGCAATCCTCGCAACATTTGCTCTCTCTTGACTTCATTATTCAAGGCAATTTGCTTTTCAATTACTCCTTTTAACAGAGCAATTTTGCCTTCCATTAATAAAAGCTCGTCTTTACTTATATCCCTTGTCAGTCCTAAAACCTGCAAATAAGCCTGTTGGTCTGGAGTCAATTCCCCAATGCCATCCTTCAAGTTAGCAAGCAGCATTTCTTGCTCAATAATTGATGAATTAGCGGTGTCAATGGCACTATTAAAGGGTCCTTCTAGTTCCTTTCTCGCGCCTTCCACGGCAACATTATATTTATCTTGTGCAATGGCAAGGTTATTGGTATAAATAATTTGAAGATCGGCCAGTTTTAATTGCTTATCTTGAGCCGAAAGGTTATCTCTATTGGTAGCCATGGTGGCCAGGCGTAATTTCTCTGCCTCTTCTAACTTGGCAGTATCCAGTGCAAGCGCTGCTGAATCAATTTTATACCTTGTCTCTGAGATAATATTTTGCTGCCTTCTCCTGTCGAGAGCAAGTTGCTCTTGCTCTGCTTGTTGCTGAATAAAGTCGAGCTTGCTTCTGTCGTATGTATCCAGTTTTGCTCCCTTGTCACTGCCAGTCCCCGTAACACTTGTTGTTGCAGTAACAGAAGCACGTTGTCTTTCTGCCTCGGTTTGATATTTATTTGGATTTAAATTAAGAACTTCTTCCGCGTTCCTAATTTTTAACTCTAATTCTGTTATTTTTGCTTTGGTATTTTCTTGTGTAAAGCCACCAAGTATATTACTAAGGCCACCAACTGCTGTTTGACTTAAAGCCTGTCCACCTTTTGTTTGGGTGGCTTTTAATGTCGCTAACTGGCCGCGTAATCCTGCTACATACTCCTGCTGGGCTCGTTGATCAGCCTGAACCTTCTCTTTCGTGGCTCCAGTATATCTTCTTTCTGCCGTCTCAATAGGCCTAGGTCCAGCGGGACCTACAGGATTTTTTTCTCCACGCAATTTAGCAATCCTGGCTTCAGTTTCAGCAAGCTGCATTAAACCGCTAATTGCAATCGTTACTGCGATGGCAATAGTGCCAATTCCTGCAAGTCTTAATAAAGATCCAAGCAAAGTGGTTACAGGTCCAACTGCTCCAGCCGCACCACGCTGAAGCAGTAGCATTTGCAACTGAGTACCTGCAATACTTGTACCAGCCCTAGTAGTTGCTACTCCCAGTGCGTTCATTGTCACGCTAAGCGCGACGATGCGGGCAATAGCTGCATTAATACTTGCAATCGCCCCCAGGAGGACTCTACCACCAAGCAAGGTAAAGGCAGTGTTGACTAACAGTACATTTGTATAAACTTTTAACAAGAAACCGACAATTGGATTGCCAGCAAGTGTTGTTAAAAATTTTGCGACATTAAGCAAGAGGCCGCCAAAAAGTTGGAACGATGGGATTAAAGCTTGAATATTTGTAACTATGCCTTCAAAGGCAGGCTTGAGTTCGTTTAATTGCTTGGCGAGAGCACTGCCGCCTGTTGTTTGTGCGGCCTGTCCAGTAAAGAAGGCATTGAATCCATCCGTCACCTGCTTAATGCCGCTGGTCAATGGCATCACGACAGCATTCAAGAAGCCAACGGCAGCAGGCTCAAATGCTTCGTACAGGGACAGCAGGGAATTTTGCATTCTGTTTATTACGCCCTGGAAGGTACGCGCTGCCCCCTCTGCACCTGGGCCAAATTCTTGATTCATTACAATGCCAACATTTGTCAGCAATTGCTTCATCGCTTGTCCCTTATAGGCTCCATCCTCTAGGGCTTCAGAGAATTTCTGAATTGCGTCAGGTCCTTTAAAGCCTGCCGCTTCCGCAAAAATGCCAAGGGCACCTGGGAGAACGTCTCCCAACTGTCCCTTCAGTTCTTCGGACATTACCTGTCCTTTGCTCGCCATTTGAGCAAATGCATAATTAACGCGATCAACTTTATCGGCACTCATGCCAAAAGTTGCTGCAGCCTTACTGATGCCCGTGAAAATATCGCGCACTTCGTCGCCACCAAAACCAGCCGATTGCATTGATGCATACAGCTTCGTGAAGCCATCCCGTGCCGACTGAAGAGGAATATTGTATTTGTCAACTAATTGAAGAATTAAATCATTAGATGCCTGTACTTCTTTAGCACTAGGACTAATAGCCTTTAAGGTGTTATTGAAAGATTGCAGCGCTGCAACTGCCTGCCCCACTTGAGCGGGGAAGTTAGTGGCGAACGCCAGCGCCTTATATGCCGTGCCAAACAACAGCACTTGCTTAGTGGCAAATGCAAATTCTTGGCCAATTTCACGAACCAATCCAGCACCAGGCAGATTGGGCGTGTTAAAGCCTCCTCCTCCTCCTCCGCGCCTTGCAAAATTGCCAGGCCCTCCGCCAGTGCCGCCTCCTGGTGGCATGCCACCAGGCCCGCTGTAGACCATTGCTCCACCAGGAGCATAGGGGACAATTGCGCTCTGTGGGCGGGCTCCGCGATATGCATAGCTATAGGAAGATGGAGGCCTACCAGCCACCCCTCCTTCGCCCATCACATCAACGCCTCTCAGCGCTGAACGCATGCGAGCTTCACGCTCTCGCCTTGCAAACAACTCTGCTCTAGTTTCACCATCTCGACCAAGACGACCAGTTCCATATGGATTAGAAACACGTCCCACTCCAGGAGCCAAGAATCCTGCAACTCTTGAACCAGTAAGTGCTGGTCTTAATGCATTACCCAGATCCCTTACATTTACAGAGCGAATGGCTTCATTTAAGCCTTGGCGAATTGTGTCTACAAAGGCGTTGGCGGCCTCTCGCGCCGCATTTTTAAGCGATGGGTCAAGAATGTCCCCCATCAATAGTTTTTGTGATCCAATGGCCGTACCAGGAAGGCCAGGAGGCGTATAACCTGGTGGCAGCATTCTGCCAGTGGATGAAGGACCAGCGCCTACGCCACGCGATGGAGTAGTGGCCTGCCAATCAAACGGGGAAAGAGCTTTCATCCCGCGAACTTGTTGGCTGATTTGAGAGGCACTCATGCCCCCCATCATCAATGCCATGCGAGCCAGACGATCCAGCATTCGCTGCATTTGGCGTGTAGCAGATTGCTCTGCTATTTCCATCGCCCTTAATAATCCTTGCTCAAAGCCCTTGCCTGCGTCATCGCCAATTTTTTTAAACTCTTTCGATGGACTGGCAATTCCCAGGACATCCTTGAAAGACTTAATTAAACTTTTTCCTAAAGTTTGAGCCGCCTGCTGCAGTCTTGGGTCGCCACTTTCTAGCCCGTCAAGCAATCCCTTAATTGAATCCCTTCCAATGGTGCCCAAAGCGGCAACCATCTGTGCCCTAGTTTTTCCTAGGGTTTTTTCGTCTAACAGTCCCCCTTGAATTGATGCATTAAAAAGCGTTTTAATTTCAGCAGCAGAAAAGCCTCCTTTCCCTGCAGTTTGACTTAAGCCTTTAGTGCCTAATGGAAGGCTTCCTTTTACCTTGCCACTAGCCTGTTGCACTCTTTGCAGTGCCAGTACAAGCCTGTCTGCGGCTTTGATTTCCGCTTCCAGGTTTGTATTAATTTTTATATTGAAAGTTTTATTATTGACGTATCTATTTAAAGTCTGAATTTCTTTATTTAAACTTGCCCTGTCAAATTTAACTCTTAAAGGCGCGTTGAATTCACTGCTTGCGACTGCGCTGAGCTGGCGAAGTTGCTGCCGAAAAAATCCCAAATCCAGGGATACATTTAGCCTCAGCTCAGGCGCGGCCATATTTGCACAGTAATCCTATTGTTTGTAGTGTAGCTTAATCATTGCTTACTTCACGCGAAGAAGCGGTCTTTAACTCATCTGCAAGCAAGGCAATAACCCTTCCGTCCATTCTTGTTGTACGCATTAATTTTTGCAACACTGCCAAGCTTTCGTCCGAAAGACCATTTTCTTTTTTAATCTTTTTCGTATCAAAGGGCAAGAAATCATTAACAGAGGTTTTGGCCTTCTTGCCAGCTAATGCCCCAACTACCACTGTGCCAAGTTTTGCAGTGGAAATGCTATTGATGTTGTACTTGGCAATGTCATGTTTTTCTAGCCACTTCAATGCGGTAGTGACATCCTTCACTCGCTGCTTGCCAAAATTATGAGATTGCCATCGCTCATCTCTTAAGTCAGATGCATTGAGACGAAAGTAAATTTCGTCCCACTTCGTCAGAGTTTTTAAAAATTGTCGAGCTTGTTTTTCTACTCGCTCGGCAACGCTTCCTTCGTTCGGCGTGGCGCTTTTTTTGCTTGCCCTGCCTCTTTAGCCTCCGCCTCTTGCTCGCTCACGATAAACTCCATGCCCTTGGCAATAGTTCGTCGCCCCATGGCCTTGGTGTCTTCAATGGACCAGTCATCAAGGGACAACCAGTCTCCGCCAATCAGTCCTTCACCGCGACAGCGAATAAAGACAGTAACCATGCGAGCATTGCCATTCTCTACATTGCCACCACTGTTGATCATGCCAAGCGTTTCTTCAGTGAAATCACTTAGCAACTCCATTTCAGTAATGTCAGCGCCACCCTGAAGCAGTGCAAATGCTTCATCCAGAGGAATATCTTTGGCCGTGGCAATGCGCTTGGCAAGCTGCACTGCACGAATGGTTGCCTGGCTTTGAGCTTTACTCAGTTCTTCCTGCTCAATACCCTCAGCGACCAACCACCCGCCATGCTTGCGAAGACGCACCTTGGGAGTGAGTTCAAAATACTCAGGCTCTTCGCTTTGCAGGAGAAAACTATACTTGCTCATGATCAAGAACGTTCAGAATGGCATTGAATACCTTCACCCTTTCACTCTGAGAGCGAAATTCCTTAGGCACTTCAACTAAAAAAGAGTGGTCTTCGCTTGAAATTCTAATGGTATCTTCTGGAAATGCCATAAGGCAAAGGATGCCAGCTTCAATGCTCGCGCCCTCATAAAGACAATTAATGGCATGTACTCTGCCGTCCGCACTCCGAAGATAATCAAGATGCATTTAAACGCTCTAAGGCCTGCGCTGTCCTCAACTTTAATGCCTTACCAGGCGCCTTTCTAAAGAAAGACGATGGAATGGAAATGTCATCAGTGAAAGGACGAGCTGTTACGTTGGAGCCAATACCTTCATGTACATACCATGCATATTGATTGCCAGAATTATTAGTGGCATTCCAATGCCAAGATGCCTCAGCGCCATTAGGGCCTTGCGCAAAACGAAAACTATCGACACCACTTTGGTAAAGCTCTCCAATATCGTAGATGTCACGCGGACTGGTAACAACTAGGCCGTTCTTGCGCTCAGTCGCACCATCGTATTTCCATTTTTCCTCTTTGAATTGATCCTGCCAATGAGCATCATTAATATCTTCTGAAGCCCAAAGCTCAAAGGCATCAATCAAGGCTTTTTCAATTAATCTTTGTCCGATTAATTTGACGCTAACAACTGGCATGATCAGGGGCCAGGATAAAGGCGGCGAATTGTCATATCAGGAATAATAAACCTGCAACGTTCATAGGCAATGTCATCGCCAGGTGTAAATCTCAACGATGCATCGGGAAATCGCCTCACCATTCTGTCCATCGCATCAGCAATTTCTTTCCCATCAGGATTGTATTGCACAATCATGACTTCCCATTGTTGAAGCACACTTACAATTCCCACGCCTGCTTCTGGCAGTAATTCTGGATATTGTCGCATCGTCACTTCTAGCCCTGTCACCTTCCATTCCGTGGGCACGCTTTTCTGTCCCACCACATACACAGCAGGAGTGGTTGCACCATTCGGGAAAGTATAAGAGCCAATTAAATTAGGCGCCGCCGAAAGTAATTCAACAATGGTTTCCCGAAGCTGAGTAATGTTCACAATAAAAAAGCCTCCCCGTAAGGAGAGGCTAGCAGAAAAGAATCAACTAAAGGCTCAGGAGTTAGGAGCTGTCGGGATAATGCTGCCAGTGTTGGTAGCGTTTTGATGGATGCCAATGCGACCACGGCTAGCCAGGTCGAAGGTGCATTCAACAAGATTATCAGCAGGATAGCTTTCGCTGTAGTTCATCACACAAGCGACGAATGCCACTCGGTCATAGTAGAACGTGGTGCCGCTCACGCCAAGTTGCTTGTTGATTTCAACGTACACTTCAGCGGTTTTGTTGTAACGGCTCTCAGCGATCACTTGGAAAGCTTCGTCAAAGCTGTTGGGAACAAACACGGTGCCATCAACATCCTTCTGGAAGTAGGAGGTGACAGATGCAGTTGCCTGCGAAGTGACGATCACGCTATCAGCGAAACCGCCGCCACCCAGCAGGTAGAATTCAGTGTTGCCATCATTAAAGGCAACGGAAGCCGTGGTTGCTGCTTGCAGCGTATAAAGAGTGGGAGCACCGCTTACCGTGAAGGTGGCGCCGCTTTGAGTGATAACTGGACGGGCCAAACCCGCAACAGAGCCAACACGTACAATTACGTCTTGGCTCTTAACCAATTCTGTGGGATGGTAGAGCATGAGAATGCCTCAACAATGGAGAAGAGAAAGTGGTTAAGCGTCAGACGTTCTGTACGCTTCCTTTGCCAACCAGTCTAAAAATTCCTCTGATTGGTGCGCCGAGAAACTGCCAATAATGTTCAGCAATTTGTTCATTCGGCAGTAGCTCAAACCGTCCTTCTCTTCCATTGATAATGGCAGTCGCAGAGCTACCAGGAGTGACGCCAGAGAAGGCCAGAGGCCCTGTTAAGCGTCCTTCCATGTAGACAGCCGTATTATCAGCACCAAGCAAATAATCGTACTGTGGATTGCGTTTCTGCCTCAAGCTGGCATAGTAAGTAATGCCAGATGACATTGCCACATAATTTCCAGTTTCTGGGTCAACGGCATAACCAGAAGCCACGGACCACACAAGAGTGGCATTAGCTAATGGTGAGAGGCCGTTGATCATGCGACAAAGCCAATGGAGAGAGGGCCAGCGACGGTTTCAAGCATTCGTTTGAACTCTTGGCCATATTGCGTGGCCTCCAGTCCTTTGCCATAGACCTTGCCATCAGTGGCGCCAATTTGAACGCCCATTTGTGCAAGTTGAATGGCAATAATGTGTGCCGCTAAGTGTTTCACTGCTCGATCAGTTTGATCACCAAATACATCAGACGATGCATCAGCAGTGGCTTCAGTGATGGCCCCGTTCACAATCCCCGATGGATGAGGAGTGAATTCAGGGAAACGATCAAGGAAGGTCGCATAAGTAACAGTCATGGTCAAGCCTTTCCTGCTTTAATTGCTTCCTGTCGTTTTGCAATGGCATTACGCACTCGCACACGTCCTTCAATCTTTTTCCATGCCGTGAGTTGATCAAGATCATGGATGACTTCAATGATGCGAGAGGCTTCAATGATGGGGAGATTAGAAAGGGTTTGAACGTCCTGCGGAATGGTTTCCACAGTCACTCGCTCCTTCACTTCTTCAATGGCACCAATGGTCATCAGCCGTTGAACGGTTGAATTTTCACGGGCCTTTTGCCATTGAATGTCTGGAACATCCTGATTTAAGCCAGGTGCCAGTTGAATCATCCCCCCTTCAGTGATGATGCCAAAACCACCTTCACGCGGCGGGTTTTCAAGCTCAGGGCGATAAGCGATTAACATTGATGTTCAATAAGAACTGATGATCAGCTTAACGCCCCTTGCTTGATTAGGCTCAGGACGAAGCCTGAACGTAAATCATGCTCTTGGGATAGTACAGAGCCACACCACCCACGCGAGCGTGAGCAGGGACAATGAACTCAAGACCACGCTGTTGGGGCGGGAACAGTTCCAGCGGCTGAGGAATGTGCAGTTGCACTTTCTCAGGGTCACGCTTATACACCACCATGCGGCTGGTGAACAGACGGCCACCGTTCTTACCCTTGGTCAGTTGGTTGATGGGCTCAACGTTACGGATGTAGGGGTTGGTGCGCAGGAAATACTCAAGCACAGTCACGTCCGACGAATCGGAGTTACGAGTGGTGCTGATCTTGTTGTAATCCTCGTAAGCCAGCAGGATGGTGTCGGGCTGCTCCTTCATTTGCGAAGCGTTGATGATGGCGCTAACGCCATAGTTCAGCAGCTCCAGCATTTCTTGAGCAGTGATGCTGGCGGTGGTGAACCACTTGTCAGCAGCAACAATGTCAACAGTCGAGTTGTTGAAGAAGCCAGAAAGACCAACGGTGGATTCACCGAACATGGCCACGGATTCAACTTTCTCTTCGTAAGCGCGACGCACGGCAGCGGCACGGCGTTGCTCAAGAGCAACGTTGGCCATTTGAGCAGCACGAAGCTCTTGCACGGTGTAGCCGAAGCTGCCGCCGAAGGAGCGAATGTTGATGCTCTTCTCCACCTGGCTAACGTCAGCGCGGGGCAGATCATCAGCAGCGTCCGCAATCAGCTTGAACTCCCCAGTGGAGTCCATGATGCGGTAGGTGTAGGTTTGTGCGCCAGGACCAGCTTCGCTGGTGACAGGCAGAATGGTGGGGTATTTGATGTCAGCGTACTGAACTTCAAACACTTGCGGGCGAATGTACTCAAGCTGGCGCTCAAGAAACAGGCCCGCATCGTCCATGCGAAAATCAGACATTAGTAGGGCCTCCTATCAAGAATCAGCGGAGAGAGTGAAGCTCGGGCCGTTCAGTTCCAGGATCGCCAGGCCAGAACCAGTGGTGGAACTGAGGAAGCGAGCGTTGGAGAGACGGACGGTCTTGCCAGAGGCAAAAGCATGGCTGAATTGACCAGCTTTGCCAGTGCCACTTGCGCTATACAGCACACGCACAGGCGATGCGGGGTTGACGGCGCCAGTGACGTAGACAGCCACTGCACCTTCGTTAGCCACGTTCATCACTTGGTCGATTTTCACGCCAGGACGGTTGTCACCGTTCAGAGCGGTTTCATCAACATAGGTGAGCACGTTGACGCCGAGAACGGTGCCAGTAGCGCCAGAAATAGTGGTGGCAGAGTTTGCAACAGTGCCAGCCAGGTTATACACCTGCAGATCACCGAAGGGCTGCACAACGGCAGTTTCGTTGATGAAGGTGCCAATCGTGTTGTCGCGGATGTCAGAGAGTTGTCCTTCCAGCAGGGCGGTTTGGGCGAGAGCATAGCTCTGTTGCACACCACCAGCAGAGGGAGTCCCCGACGCGGAAAAAGTTACGGCCATGGATCAGCGCTCCTTAGAGACGGAGAGGGGGGATTTCCAAGCATTCTGCAGCTTGTCCATGTAGGACGAAGGAGCAGACATGGGGGAAGCGATGGAAGCAACGGCTTTACGCAGTTCTTCCGTGGCAGCAGAATCGCTACGAGGAGCGGATTCGGCCAGGGTGTCAAACATGGCGGTCACGTAATCATCGGAACGCTCCGACAGATCAGCATCGCCACGCACGGCTTTGATGGAAGCTTCCATGATTTCACGAGCAGAAAGGCCCGCGAAGTCAAAGGCAGAATCAAGCGAAGTACGAGCCTTGTCGATCAGCGCAATGCGCTCTTCAACCAGGCCGTCAATGTTCACTTGTTGGGCGGCACCAAGGTCAACCTTGAGGCTTTCCACTTCCTCAGCAAGAGCATCAGCGCGACCCTCAGCAGAATCACACTTGCCTTGCATTTGCTTTTCCATGGCGTCCATTTCGGCCTTCATGGAATCGGCGGCGGCTTGCAGCTCGTCGCACTTTTTCTTCATGTCCTCATAGGACATTTTGGCGTCTTCCCGTTCTTTGGTGATCGCCAGAGCTACGCTCTCGGTCACCTCAAACTCAGCGCCATCAAAATTGACTTTTGCAGTCATAGATGGTTCCTCAATGGGAGAAAATAGAGAAGGATCGGCAGCATCCAGACGATCTAGATGAAGCTTCACTTGCGGGCCAGCGCGGCCCCTGCGAACGACAGCAATGTGATTTCCGCTGATCCCCGTTTGGATGCCATCGTAATTCTCACCACCATCAGTTACACCAGGAACCGCCTCATAGTTGACGCGGTAACCAGCGCTGACCTCCTTCGCATCACCACGCATAATACGCTCAATGGCATCTTTATCGGTGATGGTCATGACGGCACGGACAAAACCGTTGTCATACACCACCTCAGTGCCACTAAAGCCCACTTGATAGTCCTTTGTATTGGCGCTATCTAATAGGACTGGAGGATGCTCAAGAGTGATTGCTTTGCCCGCAAATGAGGCCAAGCTTTCAGGAGACGCCACTTCGTTTTCAGGACGATATTCGCGCCTAATGGAGCCATCCGCATCGGTGTACTGTTGCACACCAGTGCGAGCGATGGTCGCCCAAGCACGAAGATAACCCTCAGGGGTCATCTCGTACTTTTCAATTGGCGCTACATCGTAACGAAAACATGTGTCGCTCATGCATTCACTCTATCAATAAAATTCAGGCAGGTTAGACTAACTTAGGTTATTCTGCCTAAAAATGCAGCACATTCAGCATCGTCGCCTCACCACTCGTCTCAGTGCGCCAATTGTCACGATTCAAGAAAGTAGGCAAATTATTGGCGAAAGAATGAAGGAGGCTAGGTTAAATTGTGGTATGTCGCAAGCAGACATTGCAGAAATACTGCATTGCGATCAAACTACTATTTCTCGGATGGAACGTGGGCAAATTTCCCCTGACTGCGCCCAAATTCGTATTCTTAGTTCTATTTTTCAGCTTTCTATCTTGTACCTCCTCGGTTATCCTACGTTTGTGGTTTCCGCAGTAAAAAATTAGTCGTCGCCCTCGTCGTCTTGAATAGACCGAATGGTTTCTTCAAGATTTTCCATAATGTAGGCCTTTGCCATTGCCTCTGCTTCAAAAGTTAAAAACTTAGTGGGTTCGAAGTGCTCGTCAGGCTTCTCGTAATAATTTTTCACGAAAATATGCGTTTCGTCTAGGCGGCCATTCTTGAAATGCTGCTCTTCAACGAGACGCCAATGGGACGTATTGCGATGTTCGTTTGCCGAAAGAATGGCAAGCGCTTTCATCACGCCAATGCCATCTTCTTCTTCTTCAATTACCCGGACGTATTCGCTCACTGTTTTGATTGGCGACTTTCCACCATCTTAATGATCCGATTCGCCCACGCCCTTCCCGCATCCCCTCCCCATAGTTGCCAAGCAATGTAGCCCGCATCGTCTTCGCCACCACCTTTATTCTTTTCATGGCGAGAGAAAAATGCAGCCATCCGCTTGATCGTGGCAAAACTGATGCCGCCATCGCCAGCCAGATCACCAGCTCGTGCCACGCCGCTGCCAATGCCCTGCTTGCCAGCTTCCTGCGTCGTCAGGCCGCCTTTGCCGTGCTTCTTTCGTAGTTCTAAGCCACGACGCGCTGCGGCCCGTACAGACGATGGAGGGGAGAATGATTCAGCGTCTCCCCTTAGCGCTTTTTTCCGCAGGAGCCATCCATCTCCTCTTCTTCAGGCTCTTCCATTTCCATGCAGCACATGGCATCAATGTAGGCGTCGATATAAGCATCGCTTTTGCCTTTCATTGACATGCCAGCTTCGGACAGGGCAATGGCAATAGCCTGCTTCCTATTGGTTACAGGCTTTTTATCGCTGCCTTTAAGAGTGCCAGCCTTGAACTCCCGCATCACTTTGGCAATTTTTGCCTGCTTTGCTTTTTGGCTTTTAGGCGCTGCCGCGTCACTGCGATCTTCCATTGTTTTGTTAAATAACGATGGCTATTCTTTTACCACCGTAAACACTAAATCATCATAGCGTCCCTTCACATTACGCAAATCAATGGTTTCAAAGATAAAACCCTCTGGGACCTGCTGCTCAAGAGATGCAAACCAATCGGTGCTCTGCACGTCTTCAATGATTGCCACGCCATTTTTAGCGAGCAATGGCAAATAAAGAGAAAGGAATTGACACTGGCTCTCTAATGTATGAGGACCATCGTCAATGATCAAATCAATCCCCTTGGGCGCCAAGGTTTTAACCTTTGCGGCTGCTGCTTCCGTATAAGCGTCTTGAAATAAAATTGTGGAACGATTCAAATCAAGACTGTCGTAAATCTTGGGGTGGACAATATCAACATTGTCCAGATAGATGAACTTTGCTTTCGGCAGATAATCCTGCCACAAGAGCATCGATCCACCATATTGAATGCCAACTTCAGCCACTACTGCAGGCTTATTAATCAATGGGGCAAGAAAATGCTCATACATTTCAATGTATGAATGGAAGGTGTCCTTGTCAGTGCCACCATCTTTTTCGTGACCATTGATGTCGTAATAAGCAATAATTTCGCGAAGGTTCATGGCGTGAAATAAGAAGGGCAGTAGCTGCTAGACGGGCAGGCTTGATTGTAGTGGTCCAAATTGGTTTCATGCATGTTGGCAATATTGCCCTGCACAGAACCAATCCAAAATTCTTGACTCATGCGATCATGGTCATTCAGAAAACCAGGATCTAGCTTCCGCAAGAAAGAAGCATTGGCCCACCAATAATTGCCAGATGAATGCGGCACTGGAAACGTTCTCCAATTTACTCCCACCACGTCGTAATTATCAAGCAAGGCAACGGCTTCTCGCCATTTCACCAGAATGAAATGCTGCATCATCATGCGCCAATCGTCTTGATTCTTAGTGGGATGAGAAATACCTTTGCTATGGAAATAAAGAATTTGTGAATCAGGGAATTCTTCTGCATACTGCCTAGCTAACAGTAATGACGGCTTTTCCGAAAATCCTTCTGTTCTATAAATTGTCTCATAGCCAATTGCTGGCACGGGAGCCTGTCCATTCACTGAAATAGTCAGGCGAGCATTGTCCATCAGCCCGCTCATGAAGAGCAGTCCCATTTGCTCACTAAATAGCTGCTCCCAATCATGAGCCTGAAACAAATGGTAAACAATAATCAGTTTTTTATTTGTCATTTGCAATGGGGAGCAAGGTCATAATGCGACCATCAAAATCTTTCCGTAAAGACGCTTCAACGTAATCCGCAAAATTATGAGCAAGAATAATCACTGTATCGTAATCTTTCAATGCGCTTCTGTCCACCACTTGAAAGCCAGTGCCAGGAACATAAAGCCCCTGCTTTTCAATGGTATCATCAATCACCACTGTTTTTCCCATTGTATTAACATTTAAGCCAAGGGCATTAAGGAACACACATCCTTTGGCAGCAGCGCCAAAAAAGCAAATTCTTCCTAGTTCGCCAGTAGAAAGAACATCGTTAAAGTCACTGCGCAATTTTGATATTGTTTGATCAAAATTGCACGAATTAACAGCTTTTTGCTCTTTTTCTTTAATAGCAGACAAGTCCAATGCTGGCGCACCAATTTCTTTATTTGTCATCCAAAGTCGCATCGTGCCACCATGAATAGACTGAGGAAAAAGTCCAATAATCCTTAGTCCATATTGTTTAAACAACTCTTCCAATGGGGTAAGAAGCCAGTAATAATAATGCTCGTGATAAAATTGATCAAACTGGCCAGTAGTAACAGTCTCCAAAGTATAAGGAAACTCCAATATCCATAGGCCATCTAGGAATTTAACAATGCCACGCATGAAGGCATGAATATCCTTGGTGTGCTGAAATACATTAGTAGAGACAATTAAATTGGCCTTTGGTAGGTCCATTTGATCATTAAATTGTCCGCACACAAATTCGTTCCCTGCATTCTCATTCACTTCCCGCAGATTCTGTCCCATATCCACATTGACGAAGCGCTTTGGCTTGGTTCCACTCCAAGTTTCGTTTTCTGTGGATGCTTCTCGAAAAGCATTTAGCAGCGTGCCATCATTGCCACCCACATCAATGACAGTGGACAGATTGAGGTGGTCGATGGTTTTATAGAGTTCCTTGCAATGGTCAATATACGGCTGACTCACTCCACTCCTATAGAGATAGTGCTTGTATAAAATTTCTGGATCAACTGCATAATCCAAGTGAATAGTTAAATCTTCTTCGACAATCGCCTTCAATGGGAACTGCTCCGCCTCCATTGATTCTTGTTCGCTACGGCACAAATTGTTTACCAATGGCTGCGTGCCTAAGTCCAGAAGAGTGCGCGTCATGATCAAGGTGCAATGTAATGAAGGGGAATAGTCCGAAAAGTGGTGCCTGGTAGAAATTTATCTTGCATTAGAACAATGCCAGAAAGCAGACGCTCTGAAAGGAAAGCCATTGCTCGCTGATCATAGCCCTGCAGCGTTTGGATGTCGTCTCCATAGGCCTGCCATATAGGCCACAAACAATCAAACAGTACGTTCATGATTTTCTGGTAGAGCGGCCACGAGCCAACTGCCATGGGGCCACCCTGGAAACGATTGGAGCACCACACCTGTGCCATTTCAGCTTCCGAAAAGGGAAAGTCCTCCTGCCTTGCCACGTCCATCGTCAGCTCTACGCCAGGAAACATATGGCCTCCTCTGAATTGAGCTGCCATTGAGCAGGGAAATATGCATGGTTCAGACAGATACAGAGCATTTGGAGAGACAGTCGAGAGGGAGTCGTCAGCCCAAAAGCGACGGTATTGAGCATTGCCAATAATTCCCTCTTCCGATTGCTGCATTAGCCAATGCAAGGCAGTCAACTCTCCCCACCAAGGATTCAACGCAGAAATATTATTATCGCAATCATCGTCGAACAAACACCCTTCCAGTGCAAGTTCTGAACGTCTCTCTGGAGAAAGACTGCAGGCATGCGCAATGATGGTTTTCAATGGGAATGTGGAGGAATAGCGCATGGGCTTGTCCTCCATCGCCACCGCGTAAATCACGGGTAAATTATTAGTTTCCATAGATTGCACGAGAAGCCCAAAGTTCGTTGTAATTATTCACGCCCTTGGCTCCAACGCCAGTCAGGTCGCCACCACCAGAAGGCTTGCTCCAGGCCATGATGGTGCCATCGGGCAGCACGAATGCACGATTCTTCTGCTCATGCGTGGGAGTTAGCTCCAAATAGTCCCCGTAGACGAAATCAGCGTGCCCTCCATGGGCAGCTAATGCTGCGCCCAGTAGCGTCGGGCCAGTAGGGCAAAGTGGCGTGATGCCATAGTATTGCTCCTTGCAATTGTTAATGATCATTTCAATGGCAAATTGCAAAGCCGTATTATCAGGCTGCGAATAGAGCACAGTGGTGGCGCAGGCCCATGAAGTGAAGCTGAACCGCTGGATGTCCCTGAAAGCCAGGAATTTAATGCGATCACCCACTTCAACTGGATTGACCACCCTGACGGCAATATCCAAATACCAGCCACCAAGTTTATTGAGCAGGCAAAAGCGTCCTAAATCAGCCTTATAAGAATATGGCTTTAGGCAGTCGTAGGCCCAAACTACTTCCTTGCCATAGTTGTCTCCAATAAACTCTCTCAGGGTTTCATTGTCGTACAGCGTGTAGTCGGCCCCACTAAAGGCATTGCGCACCGTTTGCGAAGCGTAGTCCAGGAAAGGAGATAACCCTTGGTCGCTGTCAGAAAGAAAGATTTGTGAAACATTCATGATGATCAACCAATTTTGACGGGAGCGCCGAAGCCTTTAAATGATTCCTGCTCTTGCTTGCTGAGCACTTCATCTACGATGCACAGCATCTTTTTCGTGATCACAGGCCAGGTGAATTGCTTTTCATGAATACGATCATGACACCACTGCCCAGCCTTTTGCAAGCTTGAACGGTCTTCGTAATAATCATTCAAGATGGCAGCCACACTGGAGGGATCAGGCAGTAATCGCTCTAAGCCATAATTCCTATCAGTCTCCGAACCATTGCAAGCAATGCGGGGGATGCCATTGAAAATTTCCTTAAGGCTTGTATGGTCAGGAACCACTTGCACAGTGCCCGTTGCAGCATGCTCGCTATTGACGAGCCCCCAGCCTTCGCCAATGCAAGTGTTGAGGCCAATGTCCACTGCGTTGTACACTTTGTTTAACTGCTCAATTGGGAGGCAGTTATGCGTGGAAAAATGAGGGCTCGTAAGGATGAGCTTACCTGCAGCGTCATAGCCCACGTCACGCGCCACCCGCTTGAACAGCGGAATGATCTCCCAGCCCATATCTTTGGCGCCCATATTGAGCCATAGACGGGCATCAGGCTTGTCCTTGGCAAATTCAATGAAGCCTTTGATGGTTAAGTCAATGCGCTTGCGCGGCTGGTTCCTGTTGCCATTGAAGACAATAAACGTGTCCTCTGGCACGCCAAGTTCCCTTCGGCATTCAAGAGGGTCGATGGGGAAGAATTTAGTGAAGTCAGTGCCGTGCGGGATGATGTGAATGGACTTGTCATAGCCCATCTTGATCAGCTCTTCCTTGCCGAATTCTGTATAGGTGGCAAGGCCATCCCATTCGCTCACAGGACCATTTAGCTCGGGGAAAATTCCATAGCTATCAATGGGCGTATAAACAAAAAATTTGAAGGGCAGCTTTGCCCTTAGTTGCTTCACTGCATCCCACAAGTTGATGGCCACCCACAAATCATTGGTCACCCACACTAAGTCTGGTTCAATGGTCTGAATTAGTTCTGCAATGCGATGGGAACCAAATGGGTCGGAGCCATGCGCCATCGCAGGATAGCTTTTGTATTTAACGGCTTCGTC